CGTCGTAAGGTGCTGTGTCGCCTTTTCCTTTAAGGCTTACAGTGTACGAAGTGTCGTAGGTTTTAGCCTCCGAATGCGTGCCATTCGAGTTGATGAGTTGCTTGAACTCACCCTTCATCTCGATGTCCAAAGATTCAACAATGGACCCAGAAGGACTTAAAAGTGTAACTCCGAAAGTTGCCATAATTATTCAAAGAGGGTGTAGGTTGCTTCCGAAGTTGAGAAGTCGTCGTTTGTTTGCGAAACCTTGGAGCCGGTCAACTTTGCGCCGCTGAATGCTCCCTCTGGAACTGCCAGCAAATCGTCTTCTCCTTTGGTTTTAACGGTTGTCGTAGTCGTGCTACGCGGCTTTGCCTGCACCACGACAGTTTGCCCGTCGGCATCGCGGATTGTCGCGAGTTCAACGGCTTTTTCTTGCGATGATTCTTGCAGGTAACCGCTCGGTGCGGTGACGCTGAATGTGACTGCTCCAAATGATACAGGCATAATTTTTGATTATTTTGGACCAAAGCCCACTATGTAAGGAAGCGAAGTGCGCCAGTGACGCTCCTCGCGGAGATTGTCGGTTGATTGAGCAACAACGCCGTAAAGCTGCACGGCGTCAGACGTTAAAATTAGCGAGCGCATCGCGGCGTCCACCTCGGCGGTAAACTCTGCCTGGTCGGCCTTGCTGTAATCGTCAGCCTGCGAAATAACGTTGAGCGTCAGCGTGCCGCGCTGGAGTGGACTGCCCACCACAACGTCGGTTTGCAGTTCCATCAGCACGGACTTTGCCGGGATCGGCTGGTCGTCTTGAGGCTCGCCAATGTAGACGCCCGGAATTGCAAGCGAAAGCGCCTCTTGAACTGCTGTGGAGAAAACGCCGTCGATCATCGCGTCACGTCCTCCAAGTAAATCTTCCACGAGATTGGATCTTCGTCCCAGCTCGTGATGCGGCGCTCTGTCCCGTTCACGGTCAGCTTGGCGCCCTTCACAGGCTCGGGAAAGCCAGCCTTTAAAAGTCGCACAAAGCCCGCAAAGTGCTGCTCAAAACCGCCCATTGCCAAAAGGTCAGATGTCTTTTCGCTAGCAACTGAAAAAACCGTCACGCCTTGATATGTGACGGAATCGGCCTGCATGTAGTCCAGTGCCTGGCTCATTGCAGATTCAGTGATGGCGGTCCACTCAGACATCAGATGAGCGTTTCAGATTTGCGCCGAGAAACAGGTTTGGGAGACTCAACTACAGGAGTCCCGCGAATGGTGCGAAAGTTGTCGGGCGTCGGGTTGCACACCAGCACCAGCTTGCCGGGGTTTGCGTGAGCCTTAAAAAAAGCCCGAGCGTCTGCCGGTTCTGTCGATGTAAAAATAACCTGCGGACCTGCTCCGGCGTCTTCGATGACTAGCGAGATTTTCATTGGGATATTCGGATAAAGCAAAGGCCCCCCCTCTTTCGAGGGGGAGCCCTTACCAACTAGCTAGCGTTAGGGAGTCACGATGCGAACGCCCATGTTAGTTCCTTTATTGCAGCCATATATAATTGAGGCCGAAATACAGGTCTTCCCCGTTTCACGAGCATAAAACTTACGGAAAGTGACCGGCAGTCCGAGGTCAGGAACGACCACTTCGGCAATCTCGATGGAGTCGGCCAAAGCAGCTTCGGGATTTACACGGCGAGCGGCCATGATGAGCGCGCTGGAGTGCAACGCAAAAGCAGCAAGTGCTTCACCGTTGTTGTCGCAAAGATCGGACTCATAAATGTCGAAGCCAGAAACGCGAGGCACAGTACCTTCAGCTTTGAAGGGAGTGATGCCGGGGATTTCCGCGCTGATAAACGTCTTGGAAATTGCGCCATAGTAGGCGGGATTCATAATCACCGAACGGCCCATCTTAGGCGCCTTCAACGTCTGAGTCAGCGTCACACCGAGGTCAATTACGTCCTGCCTGTCAAAGTTTGCAGCACTGGAGGACAACGGGGTCTGCGCAAAGTTCGCAGCGGTCACCAAGTTCCAGATGTCGCCGAACACTTTAGCACCCAACGCCTGAATCATAGGCGCGAGGAAAAGGCGCTCAAAGTTGATTGAGGACTGGAGCACCTCAATGTCAGTGAACCCGAGCGTGACGCCCTGGTGCTGATCGAGAGTAATTGTGCGAGCGGTCGTGTCACCGGCAACGGGAGCGTAGCCATCCGTCGTGATGTCCACAACGGACGGAACCGTTGCGAAGCGAGTCGTTACAGACTGTCCAGCCGATGCGACATCGGTAGAGAAATCTGTGGTGATGCCACGCAAAGGAGCGAAAGCATTAGTGAGGAACGGCAGCGACTGCTGCGCGATTTGCTGTAGGAAAACGCCATTAAGGGCCATATGATTTTAGTGTGTGAGGGTTAAAGCTGCATTGCTTTCTTGTTCGCGGCGAAAAACTCATTTCGCTCGTTAAAGCCAAGAGTTGCGTAGGTCGCCCAGAGTTGTTCTTTCGTCTTAGGCGCGGAAAGTTCTTCGGGCACGATAGCCACGGGAGCGACGCCAAGATTGGCGACAATCGCGTTCGCCTTTGCGGATGCTTCAGCCTCGGCTGCTTTCACAGCTTCGAGTGCTGCGGCCAAGTCCACCTTTTCGGCGGAGAGTGCCTGCACTGCTGCGGCAAGATCGGCATTTGATGCCTTGAGTGTCTCGAATTGAGCTACGAGCGCAGTGTGCTCTGCGCTGAGTGCGTTAAGCGCGGCAACGTCTGCCTGCGCGGCAGATAGCGCGGCCAGCGCATCGGTCAGTGTTGATGGAAGCTCCATATGCCCCTAGAGATCGGAGCAAGAAAAAGCCCGTTGGAGCATGCACTCTCCAACGGGCCCAACAACAAATGAAAAGCAACTACGCGCCAATCATAGCAAGCAATTCGGAATATGCAAGCTCCTGATTTCCGATCCCGTCTATAAGGTTTGCAGCCTTTGCCCGTGGAGCCAAATACGCGGCGCCGGTCATAAACTCATCGGCCACGCGGCGGTTGCGCAATACGTTGTCTCGGAACTGCGCAAAAGAGTCATCAACAAGCTGTTGTAGGCTTGCGCGCTGAGCTGCGGTCAAGCTTGGCCCCATGCCTGCGCCTTTCAGCGGTCCCGAGGTGATTGGGTCCCATTTCAGCCCCTCCTCTTCAAACATCGCGGACTGGTCCACCCAAGGAATGATGGTTCCAATGCTGCCCCAAGTTGAACCGATGGAGCCGAACACTTTGTCGCAACTTACTGCGATATTGTACGCAGCCGAGCATGCCGTGTCGTCAGAATAGGCCACGATAGGCACTTTTAGAAACTGGATGAGGTCAGTGATCTCTGAGCACCCCGAGCAACTGCCACCAGGGGAATTGATCTCCAGCAAAATGCCGCGCACGTTCGCCTCCATTGCGTCTTCGAGATCTTCAGCGACCCACTCATAATCCCACGCGCCGCAGCAGGCTTCGATCGGAGAAATGCCTTTTGCCAGCGTGCCCTCAATGCAGATATGCGCAATTCCCTGCCCATCAATCTCCATCGCTTCACGCTGTGACATCATTCCAGCCATCCCCTCGTAGTCGTCGCCGTTGGCGCGCACTAGGCGCCCCTCAACGAGCTTGCGGACTGCTGCGTAACCGCCCGGTGTGATGAGCCAAGGGCGGTAGAAGACTTGTTCAATAATGCGTTGAAACTTCATTCGGTCGGTACAGATGTAACGGGATTCCCGTTGGGTGTGAGCAGGCCAAAAACGTCCCGAGTCAGTCCCGAGCGTTCAACGCGCTTTTTGATTTCCAGTTCTTCGCGCTCCACCTCGTCCAAGTGCTCTTCGAGAGTCTTGGAGCCAGAAGCCAGAATGTCAGTCATGCTGCGCATCCCGGCGCGGTAAGCCTCAATAGCATCACGGGAAGCGTAGCCGGAATCGGCGGTAAGCCTAGCCGGTTCGGTGAACCGGAACTGATATGCACCGCCTCGGTCCCGATCAGTTCCCCGATACTCTGGCAAAATGCCCATTTCTACAAACTTTGCCACGGCGTAAGCACACCTGCGCTTGCAGAACGCCGCGAGATAAGCGTGCCGCTCGGAGGTAATGCGGTTGACCTGTTCCAAAACAATGCGAGCAGAAGCACCGCCTAATTTCGACATGTCCCACCCGAACTCTGGAGGCCACTGTGCTGCCAGCAGCGCGTTACGGATGAGCCGTTCTTGCAAGCGATCTTGAGCCTCGGTCGGAATCTTTGCGTCAATTTGGTCAATGGATTCGCCAGCGTTAGCCTGCAGATACTCAATTCGCCCACCTGCCATCGGCGTCATGCGCAAGCCGGGCCCGCACTGCGGCATGTTTGTTTCGGTCAGCGCGTTGTAAGCGTCGGAAGCGTCGGCCATGCCTTGCTGATTGGTTACCAAAAGCCCAATCTTTGCGGCCATCCTAGATGCTGACTGAATGTCGTCACCCAAGTCCTTGAGGGAAATTAAATCGCGGATTGCTGGAGCAAATGCCGAGATGCCGCGAACCTGATCCACTTCGCGCGGGTCCATCGTGAGCATACAAGACTGCACCGGGATGTCCCGATCTTCGGCGCCGCTCTGATCTTCCCCGAGCACCCGATAAGCCACGGCGCGGTTGGTGCGCGAAAGGATCACCCCGTTGTAGATCCTGAGCCCACGATAACGCCCCTCGGTCAAAATCCCGTCATCTCCACGCGATCCGATTTGATGCCAGGGCACTTGCTGAAGTTGCGGGTAGCCGGTTGATGCCGTAGTCAGGATCGTCAGCAAATCGCCCTCGCGGTCAATCGCGGTGGACTCCAGTCGCAGCCCTTCCCACCAGCTTTTGCCATCCAGATAAGCAATCTGGAACCAGTCGAGCAACACGGCCTCGGCTTGTTTGCCCCACTCCTTATCGGCGCCCACAAAGATCGGGCGCATTGCCATCCCAACGGACAACATGCTTTTCTGGTCGATGGCGGCGTTGACCATTCCATTGTTCCAGTACAATTTCCGAGCCGCGCTGTTCACTGTTCGCCATTCGCCAACTGTCAGTTCGCGGGAAATGCTCTGGGTGTGATTTCTCCACCAAGGCTCGCCCCAGACGCCGCCCTCAACAAGCCGCTGGCGACGGTAAACGTCGTTTGCCGCCTGCACTTTAGGAGTGCCAAATCCCGCCAGCTTTTTCAGTCGGTCAAAAAGGCTCATATGAAATACGCCTGAGTCCTGCGCACTGGTGCGGAAATGCCTGCGGCTTTGTAGTTTAAAGCCTGCTGTGCCAGCATCATTACATCCAGCGGCGAAAGAGTTCCGCCCACGTTGAACTGGAACGATGCTCCGTCAATTGAGCTAGATACGAGAGAGCTTTTGCCAGCGGAAACTAGATCAAACTTCTGCGAAACGATGGCGCGCAACTCTGCCACGTCTCTAGTTAAGAACACTTGCAGCAGTAGTTTATTGTCAGGAGCCATCTATCTAACGGCTTTTGAGCAAGAAAAATCCCCGGACATCTACACACGTAGAGCCGGGGTTTTCTGATAAGCCCACCGTCCGCCCGTCGTAAGGGTTTAGGTGAGCCTTAGAATTACTCTGTCGGCGGCGGTTCGTCAACCTCTGGTGCGCTGGAAACCATATCGGGAAGGATGCCGAGAATCTGCGCTGCCAGCACGTTCATCGCTTCAGCATCCCACATGTGATTTGGTCGCCCTGTAGCGGTCCACCGCAGCCGGGTTTTTTTGGTGCGCTTGTCTACCGTTGCACGCTTTCGCTCTGAGTTTAAGTGCCGCACATACTCCGGCGGAGCGTCTTGTGGAAACTCCCAGACTGGCGAGCCCGTGTTGCGGAGGTTTGCCAAAATGTCTTTGATCGGATCTGACGACCAATAAAAAAAGGTGACAAAGACTCTTTTGCCGGCAGCGTCCCGAGTGGTAGGCGCCACCACGCGATCCGGCGCCGAGTAGTAACGGCGGATCGGTTTGCCATCTTGGCCCCTAACGGTGAAATGATCCTCGGCGCGGCCTACCAGGGCAGTCCAGCCAAACTTGGCGCATGTATCGTAGATCCGGCCATGAAAACTATTTCCAGCATCTAGCAGCGTGCGCTTGTCTGGAACTTTCAGCTTGGTCTGTATCTCGCGGAGTTGATCCACGGTCAGGATTTTGCCCGCCCAGAGCAATCGGGAATGCCCGTTTTTAAGCCACACCCGCACGATGCCCCAATAGTGGTCCTGCTGACAATCCACGGTCATAACTCTTGCGGCTTCGTCCGGCATCGGTCGCCCATCCTGCCACTCATTAACCCAGTATTCGCTGGCCTCCAGTTCCAGCGCGGGCAGTTCTTCCTCCTGCTTCCACGGTTCCGCGAGCCGCTGCATCCGAAAGTCCTTGGTTGGTTGCAGCACTCCCAGATGTCGAGCATCGGAAGCCTGGCACCATTGAATCACAAGATCGGCCCATCTGATCCAGTAGACCGATTGAGCCGATACGCGTCGAGAGCGGTAGCCCTCCACATGGTCATTGCCCTCACTGCGCCATTCGCTACGTTGGGTCAGTCCCCGACGGGCTGCGGTAGTGTCAGGAGTGACATGCCCGCAGTGTGGACATTCATGTCGAACTGTTTTTACCAGCGCGCCCCAGTTCCATTCGCCGTTCTCGTTTTTGGCTTCGTCGTATTTGATGTCTACCCAAGCGGGTTTGACCCACTCATTGCAGCCGGGGCAGGAATGACACCATTGAAACTCTTCGCCCGATCTCCATTCCTCGGTGAGTTGATGCGGTTCCTCAAAGCTCTGGCTGGTCAGGAGCGCGTAGCCGTTCCAACGGTCGTGAAGTCGCTTCTTGAACTGCGTAATGAGGTCGGAATACTGCCAACATTCATCAAGAAATAAAACCTGCACGGACTTCTCTTGAGCGTTGCTGGTGTTTGCGCCCCCGAGCATCAGCGGCATGTGAGGGAAATAAATGCCATCCTTTTTCACGTGGTGCCTGTTTGATGGCATGAGCCCCCGCAGCGGTTCACACGCACCCAACACGGGCTTGAGTCGCGTCTCCATCCATTCCGCGCTGGTCGCATCGGTCTGTGTGATGGATAGCATCGGCCCAGGCTGTTGCGCGACTGCCCAGCAAACTAGCGCCTCCAGTGCGGTTGATTTGCCGGCGCCCGTGCATGCCTGGACGAAAGTTTGCCGGCAGGTAGGGTCCGCAAAGTCAGCAAACACCGCGTTCCACCATGGCGCCGTGCTGCGGTCAAAATGCGTGCTCCTAGAGCTGTGCGGGAAGCGCACGTTTTGCTCCATCCAGTCAAGAGGGTCGCCAGTGTACGCGAGCCGGATGCCGGTTCGTGAACCGTCCAGAATCGGGTTCATAAAGCAGCAAAACCCTCCCGTGCGTTGCTCTTCAGAAGCTCAATACGGCTTCGGAGCTTCGGCTGGATTTCGGCTTCGGTAAGCCCGGCAAGTTGCCCAGGGAGGTCACCAACTAGCGCGTCCAGTTCCGAGCACCAAACTGCCACCACTCGGGTAGCGGTTTCGCGCATTTCGTCGGCCAGCACCAACTCGCCTTTTTCCCGTTTGATTATTAAATCGAGTCTCTCAATTTCTTTGCGCAACTTGGCAGTGCGCGTTTCTTGAAAGCCCATCGCCTGCGTGATGATGCTTTCGGCAGATGGTCCCTTTGGTGTAGCCGGTGCAGGTTGTGCTTTTGCGGCGGGAGCAGGAGATGGTTTCGGCTTTGGCTTTTCCTCAATAGGCGGCGGTAGTGGGATTCGGATTCTGCCCTTTGCGTGGACATCTCTCCACTCGTCCATCGTTTCAATCGGCCAATCGCGATTAAATCCTTTTCGCTCCCATCCTTGGATCGCTCCTACCGTCACCCCGTAGCGTTCGGCACATTTCCTGTGAGTCATCGGCATTTCTTGCCGGTATACGGAAAATAATACCTAGTGCAACTCAATAATACATGAATCAAACTTCAGTATACATGGCATTTTTTGCCGATTGCACAAAAAACGTGCACGCGTCCCTGACCTCACCCCGATCAAAACGCCCTCTAGGAGACTCCTTTAGGGGGGGAGTGGGGTTGCCTAGCCTAGCAACGCCCGTGCAGCCTGCTTTGCCGCATCTTTAACCGCAGCGTGGCTCACTCCCAGTGCAGCCGCCGCTTGGCTCATGTCCTTATGTCCCGTCAGATGCCCCAGCCCAGTGCCAAATGCTACAGCATTGAGCCGCAATCTTAGATTCGCGTCCCTGTGTCCTCCTGTCAAGTAAGTGAGCAACCTAACAATGGCAATACCCCCGGCAGTCTGAGCCTGTGCCTCTGCTGTCACCCTGTGCCAATCCCAGACATCAGCAGCCTGCTCCTCGGTCAATCCGAGATCGAGCAGGTCATCGAGTGCCGCTTGGTAGTCTTCCGGGTCATTCATTGGCAGGTAGCAGTCTCTCCTAGCTGTCACACCACTTTTAGCCGATTAGGTCGAACCACGCAGGTGTCGCGGAAGTAATGGCCCGCCGTTTTGAGGATGCTTTCGCATTAGCCTTGGCAAGCTCTGTCGTCGTCAGTGATGCACACTAGGCTTGATTTCGTCAAGGTCTGCCTCTGTCCAGCCCTCCCGTCTCATCTGCGTTTCCAGCGCGTCCACGCGCTTCAGTGCGGCCCTAAGCTGCTTCTGAGCCTCTGCCAAAGCAGCGCCTAACGTTTCGAGTGCCATCGTGGTTTCCAGCCGTTCGTGCGGTTTGATGCTCATTTCAGTTTTCGTAAATCAA